ACTACCTCGTCGGTAACCAAATTCCGGGGCTCTTCCTTTTTAGTAAAGTTGTGCGGGCATAGGGGCGAAAATCGGTGTTAGCGCTCTACCATCTGAGCTACCAAAGTTTCCTTTGAGTTGGACTCGAACCAACGACCTCTCGTTTAACAGACGATAACCGACATTTCTGGGGTCCGCACAACTTTTCATTTAAGCGGGCCGAACATAGGAACGCGAATCCATTTTATCACCCAAAGATAACGGAAACGCAAGGGCTCGGTCCTTAAATCTATAAAAGCAGAACGTAGAGGCACAAATCGAGTTTTAAGCTCCTTATTGGAGAGCTTCATCTGCATGATAATCGACTTGTTGGGGCTCTGCTATCTTCTACAATTTGCACATACGCAACAAATCAGCGCTTGTGCAAATTATTTTTGTAGAACGAACATATTTGAGTCTCGACGCCCTTCTAAAGGCACCCTGCGGTACAATTATGAGTTGTATGCACGGGATTTTGGACAAACAAAAATTGATAATCGATTCTCGGGGCTCGTTCTATATTTGGTGATCCCGCGAGGATTCAAACCTCGTATCTATGGTTTCGTAAACCATCGTCTTATCCATCCGACCCCGGGACCGTATATTTTTTCTTCAAGGTTTCTGAAATTTTCTTTTTAACTTCAGCAGATCTAGGTTTTCCATACTGAGAATTATTCTTTCCTTGTTGAAAATTTCTAGCAATTTGAGTCTCTTTTCTTCGAATTTTAACTTCTGGAAGTTGGGCATTAGTAATCGCTTTAACTAATTTCTTGCTTCCAGTTTTCCATAACGTATGTTCAAGCTTTCCAGAAGTGTGTGTATTTTTTGCCACCTCTCGCATTGAATCTACCCATCGTTTATTGGTTTTTCCTACTTTTCCTTGTGATCGCAGAGCCCTAATTCCAGATTTGGACCATTCACTCTTTTTACCATGGTTATTGATATAGCCAAATCCTCCTTGTCCTCCTTTGCAAAGATTGTAACTGATTTCAGAATCAAGCACTACTAAAATCTGTTCTGCAAGATTCATTTGCTGCTCAGTGTCATAAACAGCAATAATTTCAGTAGTAAAATTAATCATCCCATATTTCTTTATGGCCCATAAAAGCACCTTACCAGAACCAAAATAACCATCATCAAGATTTTTGGTTTGGTGCTTGCCAATGTAAAATTTGCCATTTATTAAACAGGTAGTTTTGTAAATCGTGTAGTACATACCCTAAATATAGCATAAAAATCGAGTGCTGCATAGGAGTGTCGATCTCCTTTTTTCTGATTGAGAATCAGATGACCTAGCCGGTAGTCGAATGCAGCAAAAATGGCTCCTTTGCGTGGAATCGAACCACGATTTAGTGATTAACAGTCACTCGTCCTACCGTTGAACGACAAAGGAATAGTACTGGTGGACCTCCACGGTTACGATCCGTGTCCTTCTGCTTGCAAAGCAGATGTGCTCCCATTATCACTAGAGGCCCATTAAATGGTGCCAAGAGGAAGGATTGAACTTCCGACGCGCAGATTTTCAGTCTGCCGCTCTACCACTGAGCTATCTCGGCAAATTAGTGGGGCGAGATCTTCCCCTATGCAGGCGTAGTCACCCTTTCGAGTCGGCGGTAGGACATCTCCATCGCCTCCAGACACATCCTGTCATATTTTGGCGCGGATGCCGGGAGTTGAACCCCGGCTACTACGTTGGCAACGTAGCCGACTGCCGTAATCATTCATCCGCAAAATGAATTGCCGGTGTACACGCCGTCACCATAGAACAACAGGCATCCACCCTAGGATGGTTCCCTGGCTATGGTCCATAGACCCGGCAAAAATGGTGGGTGTTCCAGGTAACGATCCTGACCAGCACATAAGCCTCAGTTTTACAGACTGCACTGCGTCCTTAGCAGCATATACACCCAAATTGGTTGCGGAGCCTGGGAGTCGAACCCAGTATCTGTTGGGTATGAGCCAACAATGGTAAATCCGTTCCACTCGCCCGCTATAAAATAGTGCGAGGCTTGTACTCCTTCGCTTATCGTCATTACATCCGTGATCGATAGAAAAAGTGCTAGGCGCTGGCTGCATAACTAGTATTGCAAGCCTTATGACCAGATCCGACCAACCACTGTCTGATACCCATTGGGTAGGGCGCCTAACACAAACTACATACACAACTTAAAATGGCGGGTGCGGGGTAGTACTGCCCTCCATTCCCGAAGGAACCTTTGGTTTTCAGGACCAAGTTAGAGACTTCTCTAATTCTCACACCCATATTTGGTGACCACGGCAGGACTCGAACCCGCATTTACATCCAGTTACCTTACTTTCCGTTCGAAGCGGAAGGGGATATGTGGCCAATTATTTTTTGTTTGGACCAGGATAAAACTTGGCCATGGTCACTTTTTGTATAAGGCTGTCATCCATGACAATTCCCGGCTTCGTTAGAGTTGTATGATCTAGAGCTTGCTCTAAAGCAAGGTAAGCATTGCCGAGATCAGGAGTAGAACTATTCACAAAGAGCACGTCTAAATCGATTTGATGATCGATCGGCAGACTTCTACCAATACTCGTATGCCTCACGGCTTCATACAAAACCTTGCGGTACAACTGGATGGTCTTGATATGCATACGACGATGCGGCGCATCATGAATCCAAAGTTGTAACAAAGGCGGATCATACAATGCATGATACTTAGCGATGACTTTCATTGTATATCCCCCTTTAAATGGTGCACGCTCGGAGGATCGAACTCCGTCATCAGACCGTTATGAGCGGCCGGCCTTCCCACTTGGCTAAACGTGCAATAGTTTTTTCTTAGCTAAAGTTGCTTTAACACTGTTTGAAGTCTTCTTTTTAGATTCTTCAGTTCGCTTTTTGCCAAAATTAGGGTTCCCTGCACCTTTATAGTGTTCTTTTTTAATTAAGCTCATCTTAAGTAAAGAAAGTTCGCGATGAGTCCTTCCTCTAAAAGCTCTTGATTTGACAGCATTTGCCGCCATTTTTTCGCTATATTTTGCCGCCCATTCAGGATCGTTTAATAGTTCCTTTTTACGTGCGCATCCCTTCAACGAAAGTTGCTTAGCATTTTCTTTAGTAAAATGTGGGACACCCTTATTCAAAATATTGACATGATCGAATCCACCAAAACCACCAGGACAAAGATTGTAACTAATTTCTGGATCAAGAACCACTAAAATTTGTTCAGCTAGATTCATTTTGTGTCTAGTATTGTAGACAGCAAGTATCTCCGTCACAAAGTTATCAATTCCATGCTTTTTAATAGCTCTAGTTAACCACTTACCTGATCCAATATAGCCATCATTTAGATTCTTAGTCTGGTGTTTTCCGATATAAAACTTGCCATTCAATAAACAAGTTGTTTTATAGATTGTGTAGTACATTTTAATACATACGCAAAATTGGTCTCCGCACGGAGTTCCGCCTTCCGACCTCCTGCTCCCAAGGCAGGCGCTCTTCTCACGAGCTTTGCAGAGATAAAATGGCGACTCTAAGCGGTTCTGACCCGCTACTAAGACCGTGACAGGGTCTCGTGCTACCACTACACTATAGAGCCAAAATTGGCGGATCATCGGTGAATTGAACACCGGACACGAGGGTTAAGAGGCCTCTGTTCTACCACTGAACTAATGATCCAAAAGGATGGCGAACGCCGGAGGTTACGATCCTCATGCGACGCGGTTTAAAAGACCGGCCCAAGACCATCCTGGTTTACGCTCGGCGTCCATGATTAGGACGAGCGTTTTAACCCTACAACCTGACATACAACGATACGACCTTCACGCGGGATGTGATGTACCCACTGCCGCTTCATTCTGTCGGGCTTGAGGCCGATATCGCAAAAGACACAACCAGATGAGGATAATACCTCAGAAGTAGAGGCATCATACTTAACAATCTTTGCTTCTAAAAGCAGCATGATAGCCTCCGTTAAAATGGTCCTACTGTGGTGAATCGAACACCCGTCAATCGCTTATCAAGCGAACGCTCTGCCACTGAGCTACAATAGGAAATTTCTCCCGCTCTGAACGAGTACGGACAGCGGGTAGTCCTATCACAGAATATCCAGAAACGCTCGCGAGCACGTCCCAGATAAGCGTTTAGTACTCATTAACCTGTCTTCCGCTACGCGTAGGGCGGGAGAGGATCAGGCCATCGCATTGGTAGACGCTGTAGGAATTGAACCCACTACATCCTGCGTGTAAAACAGGCGTTCTTCC